GCTGTCTTGCCCATACCGGGGCGTAGCTTATCTTCAATCTCGTTCAATTGGTTGATGAGCGGACCAAGGCTCATCTCTTGCATCATCTGGGACGTAGCACCGGGCGGTAACTCTCTGCCGTCACCAGCAAAACCATAAGTTTTCTCTAGCTTCTCAATCGCGTTTTCAGGGTCTTTAGGGTCAAAATGTACAGCTTCTGTAACACCGTCAGGTATCCTTGTCGGGTCGACTCCTAGAGGAAATCGTTGTCCTGCAAACAATACATCAATTATTTGTCCGTATGCTGCAAGCACTTTTGTTTTAGTTATCTTAATAAATACTTTAGACCTTTCAGTTTCAGTAAACTGCATGTCTGTACTATAAAGACCTCTATATTGTCTATAAGCATTTAACCAACGCTCTTCATCATATCGTCTAGAATCTTCAGCTGAATCAAATTTATCTTTTACGTAAGCTGCTAATTCTTCTTTTGGAGACTTTGGTGCAAACACCATAGATTCAATATTTTCATCTTCTTCTGCCATAATTAATATCCAAATATGTTATCTGCAGGTTGCCATTTTTGCATTGTCTTCTCAGGGTTGTAATCAAATATTGATTGTGACCTTGGTCTTGACATAACTCCATAACGTAAAGAGTCATATAAATGGTCTTCTGCTTTTGTATCAACATCCTCTTTGTTTGTTTTATCAAGAGGTAATGTTGGTAGTTGTGCAATTAAATTAGTGCACGAACTAAATATTACGAGACCTGCTTCTTCTGTCTCTTCATCTACTTGCAGGCGTCTATGTATTTCGTTTTTACCTGCAACACGTGACCCTCTGCTTCTGTCAGAAGGTCGCCATCTACAACCAGTAGCAATCATCTGTTCTGCTAGTGACGGTCCTGTATCTCCTCGTTTATGCCAGCAAGAGCTATCCAATACACCATAGCTAATCTGCCCATCATCTATTTCTTTCTCCAAGACAAGATACGCCAAATCTTTCGCGGTATACTTAGACACGTATAACTCACGGTATACAATAAGCTGCTCATTAGCCGGATTAACTGCAAACCATAATACTCCACTGTACGAAGAATAGCCGTAATCGCATGAACGAAACCTTCTCCAACTAGCTGGAATTGCATAATCGTCCACCACATGGAATTTCCTATTAAACTCAGCAAACGCTGCACCTTCTGCAACATCCCAACTCCCTTCTAATAACTGTTTACGTTGCGTCTCTGGTAAAGAGAGCAACATGGCTTCATAATCCCCTGCGTTATACAAGTATGGATTATCAAGTAATCTTGCCGGTATGAACCTTCTTTTAAAAAGGGGCATTCCTGCTTTGCTATGGGCTTTTGGGTATCTAAGTGTATCACCCGTTGAAATATCTGTTGCCCAAAATGCTTTATTAGGTACAGAGGGGTCAATAAACATTTTTTTAACCCAACTGTGTCCCGGACCTCCGGGGTTTGTTGTGCCTCGCATGTAGACTGGTAACGAGGCATCTGCCGTTCTAAGACGTGAGCGTAAATAATCCCAAGCATAAGGTGTCGGATACTGCGTTAATTCATCAAAACCAATATATGTAAAAGCCTGACCTTGATAACGTAAAACATCTTTTTCTTGCTCCAAATAAGTCATCCATACACGTGCTCCCGAAGGAAACGTCCATTGACTTTTTCGTTCTTGCCATTTAGCACCCGGAAAAGCCCTTGGATATATTTCTTGAGATTTATGTATAATCTCTCTTAGTTCATCATTTGTACGTCTGAGTATCAATGCATTTGTTGCACCGTTACCACAATAACGTAAAGGGTCAATAATTAAACTATAAGTCTTGCCCCCTCCAGCTGCCCCACCATATAATACTTCTCTTTCAGGTGCAGCTAAAAATTCTGTTTGTGGACCGGGGTTAGGTTTAAATAATATTTCCTGTTCCGGTTGCTCACTTGTTGATGTAGCATCTGGTTTAAAATATGCTTCATCCTGAATTATATCATCTTTTGTTAGATTTTGCAACTGTCGTTGCGTATGACGCAACTTCATCTTAGCAGACCTAACTTTTATTCCTCGTTTGCTTTTAGACTTCGACGTTGCTTTCAGCTTCGTACGAGGAGGTATAGCGTTTTTGTTGACCATCTCTTCTTCTGTTGGCTCTGTCTTTCTTTACACGTTTCCACAGACCCATAGAAGTAATCTTTCTTCCTGTATAATCTGTTAACCATCTAGCTACTTCTTTGTAAGATGATTGTTTTAAATATTGTTCTGCCTGTTCCAGAGCGTCCAACTGCTCTTCAATAGGTTCTAAAACATAACTATTTTTATCAGACTGTTTATATCCCCAAGGGACAGTCGGTCCTTTTAAACTACTGTAGTGACTCATCTTCTTCTTTCTTCGCAGGTAAAACAAATAAACCAACAGGTTTGTTAGTTTCTACATTTATTTTTTCTACCTTAGATAAACCAACTCTGTCAAGTATTTGTTGTGATGCTAATAGTTTTTCTCTTGTGCCTATCTCTGTGGGGTCGTCTAAAACACCTACCATTGACATTACAGCTTTAGGAGCATGTGCCGCCATTTCTAATTCAGCACGTTCAATAATTTGTTGTCTTAATGATTGAATAATACTATGAGGATTAGTGTTTTCTGAATACCCTGCAAGACGCATGGCTTTAGCATAATTACCTCTTGCTTCTCCAAATAAATTATTTAAAAAGTTTTGTTGTAATTCTGTTAGTTCTTTACGCACGTTTATTCTTCTTTCTTGCTGTTTTAGTTCTGGCAAATGAACGATTTTTGCTTTTTGATTTTACAGACAATTTTTTATTATTCATTGGATTGCCTGTTGTATGATGTACGTCTTTGCCATCACCTTTAGTTACCGCCCCACGTTTAGCCATAATAGCTCTAGCTTGATTACGTGATGCCCTTCTTTTTATTTGCTTAGGACGTTTGTGATATCGGTCATATTCTTTTCTGTAATTACGTTTAGTCATTTCTTTTTTCGTACTTGTTTACGCCTGCGTCCAGAGGGTGATACGGACCATTTAATACTGGTAGGTTTTCCTCCGGTATTTCCGGCTTTACGTTTTTTACGGACGGCTGCAGATTTTTGTCCTTTAGACATCTTGTCCGCAACTGCTTTCGGACGACACGCTGGATATTTTCTCTTTGATTTAGCAGCCGATTTACGCCCACAAGGTTTCCCTGTTGCTACATCTCGCCAATCTTCTTTGAACCATTTTCTTAGTCCACCTTTGTATGCCATTTATACTCACTTTCTAAATTGGTCTTTTATACTTCTGATTACACTTTTTAAATCAAAAGGTTTTTCATTTGGTCTATAAGGACACTGATATTCTCTTGGACATTCTCCTGCATCATACGGCACATACTCTCTATATTGTGTATGATTTGCTCCAACAAATATACAGATTCTAGTATCTCCTTCTAACAAATGACTTGCCAATCGACAAGTTGTCATCTGTTTTTCTTCGCCTCTTGCTTTACTTATGCCTAGCAAAAGATAAAATAAAACAAAAAGACCTAATAATGCTAAGTAGAAAGACTTATTATCCATATCATCCACCCTACTGCACTAGCCCCTACTAAACAGGCTAAACCAATAATGGTGTAATCTCGTATCTGTCTATTTCTTTCTTGCCTAGCATATACAGCTTCCTTTCTAGCTTTTCGTATACGCCCTTCTTCGCGTATTAGGTCGTCCCATGCTTGAACTCCATAATGTGCAATTAAAAAGTTTTTTAGTTCTTCTCTTTGTTTTTGTAACTTTTTCTTACTAGCAAAACTTTCTATTGCAACTTGTTCAATCGAACCATTAAACAACTTGTCTATGGTTGATGGATTATTAGAGTTTTTGTGGATATTGTCAACATCACTGACTGCTGACATCCAACGACCTAACTCACCGGATAAATCCTCAATCTCTTTGCCTAACATAATGGCTTTTTTGATACCGTTATAGGCAGCTGTTGCCCCTGAGACAGCAGCCGACAAAGTTATTGGGTCTAACATATTTTTATTTTTTATCTCTAGGTAAACAAACTGCAACTATTTTATGTTTCGTCTTGCCGTCGTTGCTAGGGACAAGAGGTTGATTATTTATCCTTTCTGCAAAATATTTACAATCATTAACATTTGCAAATGCTTGAGTGTTATTTTGAATTGCTGTGCCAATGTAAACATATAGCACAAATTCAATCATGACGAACGCCAGCCACCACCCATTGCTTTGTATCGTTTTGCAGCGTAAGCATTTGCGTAAGCTGAAGGATATACCTTAAACTTACGCTTTGCTTCAGCTTTTGCTTTTGACCATAAAGCTGGTTTAGTAGGTTTTGGCTTAGACGAAGATTTTTTCTTCTTCTTTGCTGCCATTACACTTTAACCAGTTTATAGCCTTTAGCTTTAGCCATTGACCTAATCTGTGCCAATGTCATTGTTTTTTTAGAACCGCCTCTAGCCATTCCTTTTGACTTCATTCCGCCTCTAGCATAACCTTTGGATTTCATCTTTGCTCCACCTCTTGCCATACCTTTAGCTTTTTTCTTACCATGCATCGCCATATTATTTCTCCTTAGCGTATAAATTATTAAATACTCTAGCAGTATCCTCAACATAATTAGGGTCTTGCTTTGAGTGATGAGTCCATTGACTCGGTACAAAATCAGGTGGACCTTCACCTGTTACAAACCATGCAGGGTTTGTCACCCTTACACGATTATTCGGTAACGCAACTATATTACCTGTCCATTTTCCTGCATCCATTAATTCTAACACATGACTTTGTTTGTGTTGTGCAGGGTCATCAGCTACTTCAGTATCCGTATAGTCAATAGTAAAATAATACTTTGCCGGATAAAACTGATTATCTATTTTTGCCTGCCAAGGACAAGGCGTTGCTCTATTCAATACAAAAACCGAATGATGGTGCGATTGACAATCCCAAGGCTGAGCCAAATATGTAGGCAAAGGTTCTGCCCATTCATCATATGGTGTATCTCCTACAAGGGCAGTTAGTGGCATTCTCGCCCACATAGCACCCCCGTGTACATTCTCTTCTTCATCACAACCTGTAAACAATATCTGAAAACTTAATGTTTTCATTGGTAAGGTTGTTACTGCTATAGCCATACCATGTAAAAACTCTCCATGGTATCGTTGAAAATTGGTCGTATATTCTCTACGAACCCATACCTTAAAATAAGGTATATTACTTGTTATATAGTTCATTTATTTCTTCTTACGTTTAGTTATCCGTTTTTGTTGTTCAATAAATGCTCTATAAATGCGAGCTGCACCAGTTTTGCCAGCAACTCTCGCTCTTTGTTCCATTGCAATAGCAGCCTGCGTTTTATGAGCATGACTCCTATTTGACCTTTTAATTTTAGCTACTGATGCTTTAGCGTCAGCGGCTGTAGTAAATTTTAATCCCCTAATTGTACCTTTAGGGTTTTCATCAGTATACAGGTCACTATGTTTCTTTGACCTTGCGGGCTGCCCCTTTTTTCTTGGTATTCGACGAG